TATGAGGTCAACGAATTAGGTAAAGATTTGGTAAAAGGTTATCAACTTGTTAAGCAACACGCAGTACAAGTTGCTAATTACACTAAAGAATCTTACAACCGAGCATTTAACTAGGACAGCAGATTAACTGTCACACAGACCCCTTCAGGGGTCTTTTTTATGTTATAATGTACTTAATTGATAAAAATTATGATTGATTTGAGACCACATCAACAAACAATTATTGACACTTTACTGGAGAATCGTAAAGGTCAGATCATTGTACCTACTGGTGGTGGTAAAACAATGTGCATGATTAAGGATGCACAAAAAAGATTTAACGACTGTAATTGGGATTTAGTTAATAAAGATTGTGATAGAAAAACTGTTGTAGTTGTAGCACCTCGTATTCTATTAGCACAGCAATTATGCGAGGATTTTGTTAAGTATGTGGCAAGAAATCCATTCTTAAGACATCACATACTACATGTACATTCTGGTGATACTCATCACGAATCAACTACAAATAGTGATGCTATTATACAATGGACTAAAGACAATTACAGATTTAATAAGTTAATCTTCACCACATATCACTCGCTTCATAGAATACAAGAAGCAGAGATTGATGTTGATACAATATATTTTGATGAAGCACATAATAGTGTTCAAAAGAACTTTATTGAAGCAGTTGAGTATCACTCAATGTATGCTAATCGTTGCTATTTCTTTACTGCTACACCCAAACATTCAAGAACTCCTTTTAAGATAGGAATGAATGATGAGGACATATTTGGTAAAGTATTAGTCAATGTACCAGCACCAGATTTAGTTAATCAGGGGTATATTCTACCACCTAAAGTAACAATCAAGAAGATAGATGAGACTGATGATAGTAGATTTAGACACGAGAAAGACTGTGACAATGTAATAGATAGCATTGATGATTGCAACAAGGATAAGATACTTGTATGTGCAAGATCTACCAAACAAATTGTTAGTTTAACATCACTAACTGACTTCTGCATACAGTTAAGATCTCGTGGATATTCATGGATGTATATAACATCTAAGACTGGTGCAATCATAGATGGTAAGAAGGTATCTCGTGAAGATTTCTTCACTAAGTTGAATGAATGGGGTGCAGATGATGATAAGAAGTTTGTAGTATTGCATCATAGTATATTATCTGAAGGTATTAATGTATCAGGATTAGATACAGCAATCTTCCTAAGATCAATGGACTATATAACAATTAGTCAGACAATCGGTAGAGTAATAAGAAAAGGTAATGCTGCCAAGACTTATGGGTTGATTTGTGTACCAGTTTATGATAAAGTAGGTATAACAACATCACGCAAAGTCGAGGCAGTTGTTGATACTGTTTTCACTAGAGGTGAACCAGCAATTAGTATAGTAAGGAGTTAGTTATGATTTATTCTTAATACTATGCCACTTAAATTAGTGTCACACTAAAACTATTAATTGCAAACTTACATGATAGTATAATAATGTTCGATCTCAATCTTTTTTACAAAATGCACAAATCTACGCTAGATCTATTTGAAAAATGTGCTATTGATCCCAATGATATTGAAGCATTGGCAGCATATTATGAGGTAACTTGTGATTATTATATGGCAGAGTTTGAAGGATTAGAGGAGTATGAATATGAGTAAAAATATACCTACAAAAGAATATATGGTTGACGGATGGGATAGATCTCCACATCTAGCAGTTCATCCATACCGTAGAGGATCACGCCACAATGTAATAGGAATGTGGGTAATGTGGTCTTACTATGTGTTAATAACTCTTATGATTGTTCGATTGATTGTTGTATTAAATACATGAAAGATACCATACTATTTGGAGATTGTAGAGATACACTTTCCACACTAAATGATAAGGTGCAGATGTGTGTTACATCTCCACCTTATTATGGTTTGCGTAATTATGGTGATGAAAGTAATCAAATAGGGCAAGAAGATACACCAGAAGAGTATATTCAAAATCTGGTAAGTGTGTTCCAAAGTGTAAAGAATGTACTAGCAGATGATGGTACATTGTGGTTGAATATTGGTGACAGTTATTATAACTATCGTCCTGGAAAAGGTCAAGGGTTAGTTAAACAAACTGTATCCAAGACTAAACAAGATTTACCAGACAAATGTGCTCGTAGAGGTAATAAATTAGATGGACTTAAAGAGAAAGATTTAATTGGAATACCTTGGATGTTAGCATTTGCATTAAGAGCAGATGGATGGTATTTAAGGCAAGATATTATATGGCATAAACCTAATCCAATGCCAGAAAGTGTGAAGGATAGATGTACTAAATCACATGAATATTTGTTCCTACTAAGTAAGAACAAGAAATACTATTATGATAATGATGCTATCAAAGAACCAGCAAAAGATTGGGGAACAAGAGATAGATCAAAAGGCAAATATCATAATAAAGGTACAGGTTTACAACCCCATTCTGGACTCACTAAATCATATCCAACAAAGAATAAAAGATCTGTTTGGAGTATAACAAATAAACCATATAAGGGGGCTCATTTTGCAGTATTTCCACCTGATTTAATTAAACCATGTATATTAGCAGGATCACGTAAGGGTGATATAGTATTAGATCCTTTTATGGGATCGGGAACTACTGCTATGGTTGCAAAAGAATTAGGTAGGTATTACTTAGGATGTGAATTGCATGAGGAGTATGGTCAATTAATAGAGGACAGAGTTGCACCTTACCACACCAACCTTGAAAATTTCTTATGAGTGTGCCAGTTATTAAAGTGAACATCATTTCCCCCATTCGTCCTGAAATAGAGTATTATATAAATGTTGAGGGGAGCAATTCCTAGTCTAAGACATAAATGGATACTCTCCCCTCAACATTGAGAGATCACTAGGTTTCTAACTACTCTGACAAGGCATCCAATGGGTTAGGTGAGAGTCCTAACTATCTCCGAAAGGATAAGGGAAATCATTGAATGTAAGTCCTTACATCTTAATTAGACTCGGTAAACGAGTTAGCATAGATGATGAAGCAGAGACATGACGTTAGAGTAATTTACTTACCCTAGTCTCTCAACACTTTCGTCCTATATTAACAACTGCCATGTCAGTACAAACTGAGCAAAACGATCTATTTTTCGCATTGGAAAATGCAGATAATGGTCGTGAACTACTTGAAGCCATTGATGCTTATGTAGAGGGAGGTAGTCAAGAAGTATAGTTTTAATTGACAATATGAGGGGAATATTCTTCCCCTCTTTTTTTATTCTCCCTATATTATTAACAACAAATGGAAAACGATTTCAACAAAACACTATCACAAATTGGTGATGATTCATGGGATTCAGTATCAGAATCATTCTTAAATGATGAGAGTGGTGTTAAAGAAACATTGGATTATGAGACACAAAAGTTACTTAATTATTTTTAATTGTTAATTAAAGTAACTACAACGCTACATATAGTAGTGATATATTTGTACCTGTTAATACACAATGAGTTAGTGAACTTGACAATACGCTATTAATCAAGTAAAATTAACACTATCACCAGGTAATTATCATGTCTCAAACCATCACCGATAGAGAAAGATTAACACGCTATCGTGTTACTTTAGACCTAATGATTGACGATTCATCATGTACTAATCCCGAAGATTGGAATTGGTATAATTTACTTCAACTCGAAAGAAGAGAGCAAGTTAATGATGTTTATGTTGAGAATATGGGAGACTATGTAGCATGAATGAAGAAGAATTTCTACTCAAATTTGGTGATGATGATCTTGAATATGAAGAATTTTATTATGAAGATTCTTCAGGAATAGAGCAAGATATTACTATCGAAGCACATGAATAGCATTATTAAATGTTATCATGTGACAGTAATATAGGCTGCACATAATATTCCCATTCGTCCTGATTATGGACTATATTATAATTAACAAACAAATTTTATTATGAACGCAATTCCAACAATCGCAGTCTTTCCTGAAGAAAAACTCACTTTAGATCAAAAGATCGAGAAGTGGGTATATTTTTATGTTCAATCTTTGGAAGAAAACTATAACAGAAGATACCCAAATTCTTCTGATCCTGTTAAGTTTAAAATGGAATCTGGTAGAAAGTATTGGAAAGTGAACCAAGTAAATGGTGGAGTTCATTCATTTGTTGATAAGAAAACAGGTGAAGTTTATAAACCAGCATCTTGGAGAGGGCCAGCCAAATATGTAAGAT